TTTGGACAAAGTTTCCACGTTTTGCATACCTTGCTCTTTGTTTGCCAACAGGGTCAGCATCTACTTTAAAAGTAATAATCATTGTCATTCAAGTGTCCCATCTCTCATTTGTGCCATATAAGCCCTTATGCGATCTCTAGCACCAGAGCCATAAATTCTCTCTGCTCTCTCAAGTCTCGCTCGAATCAAATCGGGGTTTTTACTTGTTTCCCAGTTGCGAAAAAGCTCTCTTGCCTCAGCTTGTTCGAGCTGAACTCTATCGCTTGGGCCTTGGATGTTTCGTCTACTGTAAGTCACCAGTAAGTTCCAATGCTTTGTTTATCAGGTGTAGAGGGTAGGGTACGCCTTCACGCACCTTGTCCAGTAGTTTCATGGCGTCTGCATGACTCATACTGTTACCACCACTTTTTTAATTCTGTATTGATATTTTTTTGACCTGCTGTTTAAATCTTTTGCATATAAAGAAGCAATTTTTTTATTTGTAAATGGCTTTACTACAACGCACTCAATAAAAATACCACTTCCCCAACTGTCTCTAAATGTTCTGTGTTTGCAGACAAGAAAAATGTTCATGATTTTTCTCCAAACTGCTTTTTGAGTTGAGCCAGTTTTGCCAAAGCTTCTGCCTTAACTCTGTCAGCTTCAATTTGTTCATGCAGCGTTTTTTTGCGTTCAATCTGAACCATTGGCTTAACAGGAATCTCAGGGCCAGCATTACAAAGATTTCTGAACTTAATTGCACTCGGAACAAACTCTCCATCCAGTTTGGCAATAGCAAAGTCCATGCTTGGTCTGTATGTCAGAAATCGACCTAATTGGCTTTTCCATTCTTGTCGAACAAATTCTGGATCTATGCCATCAAAATGCCGATTAAATGGTGTTCCAAAGATTGCCATCATTCTCGCAAAGATGTAATCCAATCCTTGGTCTTGTGTGCAAAAATCAGTTTCCGAGTAGCTTGACATTGCTGTTGCCTCCAATAAGTCCACGAGTTAAGCCTGAGATTACACGCTGATTCATTTGACCAGTCTTGCTGAGATTCTTTTCTTCGGTCTTAAGCCAATCAGCTTGCAAACCTTGTGAACCTCTTGCACACCAAACAGACAAGAAGTCGCTAAAAGACATATTCGCTTTAGACGCTTCTTTCCTTGCGCTGTTAACCACAGTCTCGGTTACTGGGGCTTTCTTGGCTTTGCGTAACTGTTTCCAATCGTCCCAAATTTGTTGTTCAACATCAGGTGGGCAAGCAATGCTAGTTGCTTTCTCTCTCTTTGCCTCTGTCTCTTTCTCTGTCTCTCCCTCTCTCTCTGGGAGAGCATCTTGCAAGCGTTCTGCTAGCACTCCACTAGCAATAATAAAAAAGTCGTTATCAATCAATGGTTTGACACCAGCTTGGTATTCTTTTTCAGTTATGTGCAATCGAAAGACTAGCTCATCTAGTGAGCCATCAAAAACACCATCTTTTGATTCACTTGCAAGCAACCAAAGCATTGGTGCTATCGCTTTGCTAGCAATAGGCAAGCGCATGAAAACTCTGTCGTTTAACAGGTCACGATGTAATTTAATCCACGGAGGGCATCGGTCTTTATAGTGCTGAAAGACTGCCCAATTCTTTGGCTGTAAAAGCATGATTTTTTCCACTTTAAAAGCCACTTAAAAAGAAAGAAACTGCGGCAGGGGAAAAGTGGGAACCCTTTTCAATGCGCTCATGACTTCGCATCTAGCCGTGTTTCAAAACATTGTAAACTTAAAAAAGCCTATTGGATACTTAAATTCTTTGGTTATTTGTAATTGTTTTCGTAAAGTCTGGATTGCTCTTGTAAAGCCTACGAGCTTGAGCGTTCATCACTCGATACTCAGCAGGGGTAAAGATACCCTTGGCATTACGAATATCAAAAGGATTTAGTTTGCAGCGAGTTTCCTCGTCATCCTTCTTTACTTTGTACTCTATCAAACTATCGTCAAGAGTGTACTGAGCAACCCAATGTCTACCAACTTTGACAATCTCAGTAGTTAGATCACCTTTAGACCTCAGTTTTTTAGCTGTTGACAGTACTGTAGCCTGTGGCATACCAGTCAGATTGGCTACTTGATGGGAAGTCAAAGGGCCATTCTGTAGAGCTTTGATTATTTGTGCTTGTGTCATTGGTACATTTCCTGAATGTTGATTGGTCGTTGTATGTGGTTTTCTAGAGTCCTAGCGAGCAAAGCCACTACAGCGGCATTAAAGTCTTCAGGATCGGTTACATAAGCGTTAGCCATTGTGATGGCGTAATCAAGCAATGTCTCAGCGCATTTTTGTTCAATTTGTTCGATGTTCATACTGTGAGCCTAGCATGGAAAAATAGTGTTGTAACTTAGGGTTTCCCCTAATGTTCAAGTAAAAAAAACTGTGTCACATTAGTGGTGTGGGCAGTAACTAACCCACATCTTTGATAAACAAATAGGAGTGAATATGAACATACCAGCATTTCCGTTTCAAATTAATTTTCCAAATGAGGCGGGTAGAGGAACCATGTACCATGAGGGGATGACCTTGCGTGACTACTTTGCGGCTAAGGCTATGCAATCAGTAATAATCATGGACGCAATTATTCATAATGAAGATTGTGATTTTTCAACCATTTATGAAATTGCTGAATCAGCTTATCACCAAGCCGATGCCATGCTTAAAGCAAGGGGCGAGTGATGCCGATTCTTAATGGAAAAAAGGTCGTAGACCTAGAAGTAGATGGAGTAAACAGCAGAGATTATCCAGATTTCTCTGATGCTTATTTCTCAAGTGGCTGTTATGAAGATGGAACACCATTGACAGAAGATGAATTAGATAGACTCACTATTCTGGCCAGTGATGTTCTTTGGGAAATGGCTTTTGAGAGACTTCATTAATGAAAAGCCTATTTCAGACCTACCTAGAAGAATTCTCAGGAATTCAATACTGCCAATACTGCTTAACAGTAAAAACAGACAAGTCATGCTGTTCTGGTGACTATATCGACTTCAAGTACTTTGGACTTGAAACACAAAAACAAATCATTCAACAAGAGTTAAACGAGAATCTTTACAGGAGTTAATATGTACACACAAGACCCAAACCAACCAGGCTTATTGGTCGATAGAAAAGAGTTAATCGCAAAGTTGTTGGCAAAGAATGTCAATGACCATGTTGAGAAAAAGAACGGCTTATCCTACCTATCATGGGCTTGGGCATGGGCAGAAGCTCTTAAAGCAGACGCTAACGCTACTTATAGAGTAGAGATGTTCGATGGCAAGTGTTTCATGGACATCAACGGCACAGCCATGGTGTTCGTCACAGTTACTATGTTTGGTAAACAAATGACTTGCCAACTTCCAGTCATGGATTACAGAAACAAAGCAATCCCTAAACCTGATGCTTTTGCAGTCAATACGGCCATCATGCGCTGTATGACAAAGGCTTTGGCTCTTCATGGCTTGGGTATGTACTTGTATAGCGGCGAAGACTTGCCAGAAGAGGGTAAAGCAGTTGTTATTACGCCTCGTGACGGAATTGGAGAAGATTTGCCACAGGAAACAAAAGAGTTCTTGCAGGAATTAGCAAGTTCTGTAAAAGAGTTAGTCAAAAATGGTAAAGCAGTAGATGCTTTAAAAATGATTGACGAACAACAGTTGGAGGCAGATCAGAAGGTCTATTTGTCAAACCAACTTGAATCAAGTGTGCGTTCAGCGTTAAAGAAAGCGAAGTAAATTATGGAAAACAATCGACAGTCTAGGGACAATAGCGGAGTACTTTTCCGCAACGACAAAAAAGAAACAGGCAACCACCCTGATTACAAAGGAAATCTGACAGTAAATGGTCAAGATTACTGGTTATCAGCATGGATTAAAGAGGGCAAGAGCGGTAAATTCATGGGATTGGCACTGTCACCCAAGGAACAACAAGCAAAGCCTTCTGAGCGTTCTAAAGTTACCAACTTTGATGACTCGGACCTGCCTTTCTGATAAACTTTTTTCGGGCGAAAGCGGATGCCTTGCGACAATTCTGTCGGACGAACTTGGACGCAGCGAGTAGCCCATCTTAATAGGAGTCAATAATGGATATTAAAAGTGCTTTCGATAAAATCTTTCAAATGCCTGAGTTCCCAAGGGTAAGAAAGACAGACCCAGTAACCTCATTCGAGGCGGCAGAAGCTATTAAACCAGTAGCGCCACAACACTACCAAATCATCTTGGATTGCCTAAAGACTTATGGTCCTCTTGGTAAGGATGGAATCTCAGCCATGACAGACCTGAACGGTAATCAGGTTGCCAGGCGCTTAAACGAGATGCAGAAGATTGGTCTTATCCATCTCACAGGTAAAACAGTTAGATCAGATTCTGGTCGTTCAGAAAGAGAGTGGTCAGTATGATCGAATTGCCTCCACATTCAAAGATTAGCTATCCTTCAGTCCCAATTAAAGACTTTAAGTGGGAATCAGGATCGGATGTCCAAGCTATATGGAGAAAGCATGGATGGACTCCTCCTTCAGAAAAGATGACTCCACCACCTCCAGAGAAATCAGAATTTAGGAGGTCAAGATGAGCGTATTTAAACTCATTGGTTGTTTACCAAAAGAGCCTGATTCCAAGTGTCAGAACTGTCAGCGTTTTGGGTTAAAAGATGTCATCCATGTTAGTTGCACAAACAGCAAAGACAAGGCTTGTATCTATATGCCAATCTCTTTACAGGTGAAAACATGACACAAGATGAAATCATTGAGATGGCTAAACAGGCGGGTTGGAAAGATATGAAAGACTACGATTCAGAAATGAATGAATCATTCTTTATAGGAAAATTTACAGACCTTAAAGCCTTTGCCAAACTAGTAGCACAGCATGAGCGTGAGGTGTGTATTGATATTGTTGCCATGTTTGGTGGAAGCGTTGAAATTGAAGCCGCTATCCGAGCAAGGGGACAAGCATGATGCCTCCAATTGACTTAGGCGCAACACACTCAGCCAACAAATTCAAGTTCTGTTCTATGTGTGACACAACAAAGCCTCCAGAGGGTGGCATTGAGATTGGCACTAGATGGAACTGCCAAGCCTGTTGGTTAAAGCGAATCACAGGCGTACACCTGAAACAGAATCGGATTAACGGAGGTGCTAAATGACTAAAGACGAAGCATTACGCCTTGCATTGGAGTTTATTTCATCAATAAGCCCTGCTTTTATTTGTGAAGCATCACATCACAAAAAACATGAACGACACGCAAGCAATGAACCTTGCCCTCATGTTGCAAAACAGAAACAAGTTTATGAAGCAATTAAAGCCGCACTAGAAGCGAAGGATGAGCCTGTGAGCACTGGCGACACGCTGTTTCGGCAATTCATGAGCGAGGCGGAAAAGGCTGGGGTAACGCACCTCATCCCACCACAGCGCAAGCCGCTGACGGATGAGGAGATTTACACGGAAGCCCGAAATCACGAAAAATTTGCTAAAGATGGACGCGAATGGTTTGACAGAGGTAGTTTTGCCCGAGCCATTGAAGCCAAACTAAGGAGCAAAAACCATGACTGAATGGACAAAAGAGGAAGACGAAGCATTTAACGATGTTGAAAGACAAAGCAATCTTGGTAAGCAAATCCTAAAAGACATGGGTCAGCCTTACCACTTTGATACTTATGTTTCGCCATCACAAAGAAACATGGTCCTAGAAGAGGTAGCCAAAGAGTTTGACAAGATGAAAGCCTTTGGTGCTACTGCTGAGAGTTTTGCTATTTTTGTAAGAAATATGAAAGAAAAAATATGAGTTTCGCAGATATTGAAATGAAAGTTGTGCAGTGGGGTGAGGCTCGTGGCATCGTCCAGAACAGCACACCCTACGCTCAAGCCTTGAAGACAAAGGAAGAGCTAGAAGAGTTGTTTGATGCCATCGCTAAAGGCGATAGAGATGCTATGGCAGACGCTTATGGAGACCTACTCGTAACAATGGTCATGGGCTGTGCTTGTGCCGACCTTGACCTTGTAACGTGCTTTAAAGGTGCGTATTTAGAAATCAAGGATCGCAAAGGCTTTCTTAACAAAGAGGGAATCTTTGTTAAAGAAGTTTGATAGAATTAAAGCATCTCTGGGGAGAGATGTTCTAGTAAGCCCATAAAGGCAGTCTGCATCGTACTAGCGGTGTCTCCCCACGGCATTAGCCGAGACTGTCTCTATGGGTTTTTTATGGCTGGGGAGCTATATGTTGACTCAAGAAAGACTTAAAGAGCTACTTCACTATGATGAAGTAACGGGTATTTTTACTCGTGCAAAAGCTATATGTGGAAAAAGAGAGTATGTAGGGAAAGTAGCTGGAACTTTAGGAAAAAGAGGCTACCAAATAATTAATATTGACTACAAACTATATCCTGCACATAGACTTGCCTGGTTATACATGACTGGAAGTTTTCCAGAAAAAGGTTTGGCAATAGACCATATAAATGAGATAAAAACTGACAACTCATTTAAGAACTTAAGAGTTGTTACAAATCAAGAAAACTCTCATAACATTTCAAAACCAAGATCTAGCAATAAATCAACTGGAGTTCGTGGAGTTACCCTAAACAAAAAAACAAATAAATATGTTGTTGAAATATGGTCTAATTACAAACGATATCATTTGGGAACTTTTGATAACTTAGATAATGCAAAAAACGCATATTTGGATGCAAAAAAAATTTATCATCCATCATCTATTAAGCAGTCAGAATAGCAAGAGCACTATTGTAGTGACGCTCTCTATCGTTTAAACCAATATAGCCGCCATTGATTTTCTTAGTCATAGTACGAAGATCTTTAGTGTCAGCGTATTGGTTTAACTTTTGAGTGTTCCAAAAGAAACCCGCACTTAGGGCAGCGTACATTGGCGTAGCAACAAGTTCTGGTTGCATCACAAAGTCTTCACCAAGGGCTTTACCCGCATGGAAATAGTTAGCGTGTCCTGTTAACTGAATGCAACCACGACCCCTAAAACGATAACCATCACCAGAAGCCTCGTCACGATTACCCATGCGATTGGCGTAAACCATATTGGCGATCTTCTTTGGATTCTTTGCATATTGATTCGCAATCTCAAGAGTTGGAAAGCGTTTAGGCCATAACTTCATCAAAGTTTCAGCCCTATACATCAAATTTTCTTCCAGTACCTTAAAGTTTCCACACTCGTGACCACATTGAGCAATGAAAGCCGCTTGTCTAAGTGGTGTAGAGATGTCAAACCGCTCAAAAGTAGTGTTTAACGGACCTTCCCACACAGGGTCAATGTGCATTTGTTTGAGTTGTTCAGCGTTTACCATTTAGCAAATCTCTCATTTCATTGTAAGACTCCACACACGCATTCAAAGCAACCGTGTTCTTATCACCTTGTGCCACTATTTCGGCAATGGCTTCGATTGTTGCTCTTTCGGCATCAGAAGCTGTGTCAGTCTGTCTGTCAGGTTGACTGGTTGTTTCTGTATTTGTGGTGGCAATGGCGGTACTTGGGGTGGCTTGTACGTTACTGGTGGGGCAGATCCGCAACTTGCCAAGACGATTGGCGTTAGCAAGAGCAGTAGTTTTCTGATTGAGAACATTATTAGCCTCCAATAATTTACTAGCGTTTTCGTTAAGTTTTTCAGTAAGTTTCTGTTCTGTTTGACGAGATTCTTCATTCTTCTTAGCAATAGCCACTTGCATTTCTTTATCTCTGTCTGACCAGCCAAAGTGATAACCACCCCTGTATGTGCCAAACAAAGCAAAAAACAAAGCAATCAATAACCAAGGCAATGGTATGCCAAACATTAGCCTACCTCTTTTCTAGCCATAGCTAGTTGCTCACGCTCGTGGTCATCCTCCAGCAACTCAGGAGGTGTAGTCGGTGGAGGTGGTGGTGTCCATGACTCATCCAAATCAGGATTCTTAAAGTTCAACCAGTTAGGTGCTGACGTTGTTGGCGACCAAGTAGAAACAGTATTAGCAAGAGGCGCTGATCCAGACGCTTGAACCACAGGAGGCGGTGTAGGGCTAGGCGGTGGTGTTGGAGAGCCTTGGATGGCGTTTAAAGCCGTTCCAACACCCTTCTTACCGATAACACCACCGATGCCACCAACAATCAGCAGAACAATGTCGTTCAGCATCTTGGTGTAGGCCATATCTATCGGGGCCATGCTCTTGATTGGTTGCGTCACAAAAGTTACTGAGTAAAGCAAAGCAACAACAATGAAGCAAAGAATCAATGTGACCATAATGACCACAAAGCCCCAGACGTATGTTTCTACTTCTTCAATTGTTGGTCTTGGTTTCTTGTGGGACATCGTTAACCTTTTTTTCAAGAATTGGCGCAACTAAGTATTCAGGGCAAGTCTGGGTAAACTGGCACTTAGGTTTTTGGCAATTAGCATGGACAAAGTTATCAGGATTCTGACAAAAGTACCGATACCTATCGTCAAAACAACCAGATAAAAGCACAACAAGTAAAAGCAAATATCTCATAAACCAATCATTCCTAATAACTTGTTTACTACTCTGTCTGCCAACTCATCTGGCAGATACTTGAGCAGTCCAAGCACCCACCAAGCAACACACATTCGCACGAATACCTTGAGAAACAGATCAAATTGTTTCTGGTACTCATTCATCTACCGCACTTTGCTTTAGCGCACATATCTGAAATCTCAGATACGCCAATAAAGACAGCTACCAGAACACCAACAATTGCTAAACCTGCAATCAGGTAAGTCATTTGTTCTTCCTCGGCTTCTTTCTCACGCTTCTCTTGCTCTCTGAGCTTACGCATCTCTTTAGCGTCATCAACATCCATCTGTAGCTGGCGCTCTTTAATCTTGTTCCAGACATCAATCTTGCCTGTCTGCATAAAGAGCATCTTGAGTTCTTCCTCAAACGCTCTGGCTTGTTCAAGAGCCATCTCTATCTGGAGAGCCTGACCCATGTTAGAGCCTTTGTTGCCACCCTTCTTGGCCTCAATCATCGCTCTGGTAGCAGCGCTCTTGGCATCAAACATCTTGCCAATCATCGGGGCAAGACTGGCCATGTCATTGGCTACCTTACTAGCCTTCTTAACCATCGAAATGGCGCTCTGTAGGCCATTAAGAGCTGTTATAGGATCAATCATTTCTTTCTCTCCCACTTCAGGCAAACAACTTTTCGGTTGTAAACATCACCTGTCCAAGTCCATTTAATACATCGGTACTCTATGGTTGCCGCCAAGAGAAAGGCGATCATGGAAATGCCCAAACAACAATATAACTACAAAAAATTACAAAACAAAGAAGAAGGACTGTTGCAAGTATTGCTTCAGCCCATTCATTCATTACTCAGTAGGCTCAACAGACCAATCAATGCTACTTGGAGACATAGTAGGTTGCTGTTCTTGCTTACCAAAAATCAATTGATTAACTTCAGTCAAATACTCGTTATCAATGATCCCTGACTTGTTAAGCATATTTGCAATCTTTGCTCCCGCAGCGCCCGCATATTTAGGATTATTTTGAGCTTTAGAAAGCATAGCCAAAGCATCAATTCCTTGTTTGTTTGTCAACGCACGAGCCATGATCTTTGGAGTCAAATACAAAGCACCAAGAGCGGCTACTGAAGGCAATAGATTATTTGATACTTCCTCTGGGAAAGCCAAGAAAGAGCCTCCACCAGCCAGAGCCGCAGTTCCCGCTGTTGCAGAAGCACCAATAAGCCTAGAACGAAGAACTGTTGAACCAGATCCCTCTTCTAAACCATATTTAGCCGCATTTGCAATTTCCAGTAATTGTTTACGAGTGTTGGCATCTCTAAATAGGTAGTTAAATCCCTCTTTAAAGGTCGTGTCATCTAGCTTTTTAACAAATGTTTCAATGCCTTCAGGAGAGCCAAACATCTTATTGATGTAACCATACTGCAACTCACCTAACAAACCTTTGCTTTGATCTGCGGGAAGATACTTCTGCATCTCAACAATAGCCTTGTTAACATCTTTTAACCTTTCAGGTTTGTCAATGTTAAATAAGTATTCGCCAACGGCTGATGGCTCGCTTTTAATGGCTGTCTTCATAGCGCCACCATAAAGACCTTCTAAAGCATTCTTATAGCCTGTCTGAGCATTAAAGTAGTTACGAAGCATCTCATTGTTTTTTGCATTTGCTTCAGTAGTTGGCAAGTTCAACTTTGATAACTCATCAATGTTGTACTCTTTAAATTGACCAGTACGCAAACCCGCTTGTTGGTCGATACCACCAACTAAACCAAGTCTACGGGCGGCATCTTTTTGCTCTTGGCTACCAAAGGTAATAACAGCAACATTGTCCATGTTATTACGCAAACCTTGAGCATACTTTTTGTAATACGCTTCAAGTGTAGATGTTGGTACACCTTCTTTGACAGATTCTCTAGCACTTGCCAAAAAGTCACTTCTCAAATCATGTGCTGTGCTAAAAGAAATCTTATCTTCTTGAGCCAAAATTTGTTCAAGAACTTTTCTTTTGTCTTCAGCAGCAGAAGACATCGCTTTATTCTTGTTTAAACGATCTAGTTCTTCTTTAGCCGCACCTTTTAATGGTGTCATGTCAACCAATAAGCCATCGCCTTCACGCTCTACTTGCTCATAAATTGGACGATATTTAGCTTTCATTTCTTTGTCGGCAACTTTGATAGCTGATTGCCAACGATCACCCAAAGCCATTTGAGTAGGATCACCTTGTTTTAATGCTTGTTGGAAAGCATCAGATGTATCAAGAGTGTTCTTAACTTCATCTACACCAGACTCAAGAGCTTTTCTTACATTAGCTTGTTGTTGAGCAAACTCTTTAGCACCAGTAGTAAACTTTAAAGTTCCCTCAATAGCTTGCGTACCAACATCGCCTGTTAATTGACCGCGAGTGAGAGTTGCACCTTTTCTTGTAGACAACCATTCTTGAGCGGCTTTACGAGCAGCTCCTTCTTCAGTATCAAACAATCCTTGCTTTAAACCAGATTTATTGATTCCAGTATTGATTGTTTTGCCAAGCAAGTTAAATACAAGATTCCCACCTAGATCGAAAGCGGCATTCTCAATGTTATTGGTAAGCAACTTCATTCCAGTTTCGGAACTAGCTAAATCTTTACCTGTTAACACTTGTTCTGCAATAGTTCCACCAGTAGTTCCCGCTGTTGAAGAAAGTAGCGATGGAATATATGGCCTTGTGATGGCGGGAGCGGCTTCAGTCAACCGCATAATTGGTGCTAAAACACGAGCCTGTGGAAATGCCAATGGCGCTAAACCACCAACTAAACCGCCAATACCTGGCAAATTAGTTGCTTGCTCAACAGGCAAAGGCGACAAAGCGCCAGCCAATGCCATGCGAGTTCTATTTAGTTCTTGTTGTCGTTTGGCTTCCTCTTCACGAGAAAGACCTGGCTTCATCTCTTGTGGGTCAACACTCCAATCAATTTGTGCCATGTCAACTCCTTAGAAATTCAATTCTTGTTTCAATTTTGCGGCTTCAGTACGCTCTTCAGGCGTAATTGTTTTGTTGAGATATTTCTTCTCATAGTCACGATACTTCTGAATCTTCTGAAAGTTCTTTCCTTGTGCCAAATTAGGATTGAAAGTAGTTCTTTCATTTGCAGGCAAGTTAGCCATTTGCTCATAAGTTTTAGTTTGAGCAAGCATTTCATCTTTAATCTGTCCAACAAGACGTAAGATAGTTGGAAGTTCTTGTTTAAGATTAAATTTACTCTTAAGCAATTGATCCAATTCTTTGTTGGATTGGCTACCAGGAAAGACCTTTGCAATCTGCTGAACAACTTGTGCAGAAATAGCATCTGCAATCTCAGTATCAGTAGCTCTATCGCTTACTTTTACGCCAAGTGCAGATAGTCCTTTGCTGATATTTAGATTGATATTTGATGCCGCACCTGTAAAGGCATTGTTTACAGTGCTCTCAACAGTTTCCAATTTCTTAATCAATGGAACTGTAATTTTGTAAGCCTCACCAGCGACACCAAACGCTTTTGCAGAATCTTCAACCTCTTTAGATTGAAAGACTTTTTGTAGAACATCACCAAGAGGAATTTGATTGGTTGTTTTAGCAGTAGTTCTATCTACACCGCCATTATATGGAACACGAACTTGTTTACCTTCAGCATCTTTCTCATAGATAAATTGCTGGTCATTATTGACATCCAAATAAACAGCTTTATCACTTCCTTTTGCAACACCAACTTCTTTGATGTTTGCGGCTACTGTTTTTTCTTTGCTTGTCAAGCCTCTCAATGCGGCTAAACGAGAGTTCAGCATATTTTTAGCATTGGTACGATCTGGGCTATCTGGCAAATTTTCAACATTCAAAAGTGCAGTTTCCAATGATGCCAACTCATTAGCAATCTGAATTTCATTAGGAATTGCTTGTTTAGCCTCACGATTGGCTTGTGCAGTACGTTGTGCCGATAATGCTTGTTCACTTGCCGCCTTACGACCAACATCAGCAAGCATCATTGCTCCCTGAGTATCACCAGCCGCAGACAACATCTCTACGCCTTTAGCAATAGATGTAGGGTCGTTGTAGTTAATCTGCTTTGAAATCTGTTGTCTAGCAGTAATACGAGCCAGTTCAGGGTCTTCTCCACCCAAACCACGACCAATAGCACCACCAAGCATATTAGCGCCCCTACCAATAGCATAGTTTGCCTGTTGGAATGGAGTTAGTTGAGCATATTGCAATGCTTGTTGGTCAACTCTAGCCTGTTGGCTCTGTTGATACATCTCGGGTGAAATACCGAATAAAGATTGGACGATTTCTGCCATGATTTACTCCTTAAAGGAAAGCGCCTAGATCTTGATTGCCATAAGCTAAACCTGTTCCAAATCCAGAGCCGCCAAATCCTGTTTGTGAAAATGCAGATTGTGCATTACCAAAATTTATGTTTCTCAGCGCAGGGTTCTGTGACAGTCCTGTCAATGCTGTTGCAAATGGGTTGTAAGAATTGGCAGCATAATTGCTTTGAGCCGCGCCCATACCACCTTGTAACAAAGCATTAGCACCTGTAGGATTGGCAACTTTTGCACCAATACCAGAGCCAATATCAAGACTCTGTTGACCAAGATTCTCCAAGCCTGTAGCGCCTTGCAGATACGCTTGGTAAGGGCTTAGAGCCGCAGATTGCAAAGCATACATTTGATTGCCTAAATTGCCACCAGTACGGAACAAATCAGCGCCAAACATAGTCTGTTGCTGACCCGCTTGCATAGCTTCACCAGCTAATTGAGCATCCTGTTGAGCAAGAGCGTTATAGTACGCTTCCATCTCAGGATTAGAGGCTCTTAAACCTTCTTCACCACCAGGACGCAATCCTGTAGCGCCAACAGACAATCCCTCACGACCAGTATTGAACAAGTTTGTTCTCAAACCTGCTAATTGACGCTCTCGACTAGGCGCTAAAAGATTCTGTTTACCAAGAATATATTGCTGTGCAGCCTCTTCAGGAGACTGAGCAAGATACTGTTGACCTAAACCAAACAAACCTTGAGCCGCACCTTGTAATGGAGCAAACTGTTGTTGTGCTTGTTCTGCTTGTGTAAGACCACCACCCGCTAGACCTAAGAAACGGTCTTGCATGGCTCTCATTTCAGGACTGATTTGATAACCAGCGCCTGTAACACGACCATTGGCATCAGTCGTAAACTGAGACTGACCAAAACGTGTAGTAACGCCTACTGGTCTAAAACGAGCTTCATCAGCCGCAATCTGTGCCGCCTTTACTTGTGCATCAGCTTGAGCTTGAGCCGCTTTCTTGGCTGAATTACCACCAAACAAACCACCCGCTAATGCAAGACCACCTGAAATCCATGGCATATTAAACTCCAATCAAAATATCGTCCACTTTTGACGGATCTTTCTCGTCAGTGGCGTGAATACAAAACCAAACACAATCTGTCAACGCTTTAACACCATGCGTCAAACCCGCTTTAATCTCAACGCAAGCTGGCGCTTCAATAACTTCAACATCATCACCTTTCATCACCGCTACCTTACCTTTTGCCAATATAGACAAATGGCTAAAGTCATGCGTATGCTTCAGAATGGCTGTACCCGCACTAAACTGCGTCTCTTTGGCATACAGACCATCGCTGAAGTGATGAGTAATCATTCAAACTCCGCTATAGAACCATATTTGCCAGACACAATGTCAGCAAAGATTGCCCGACCATGAGGCTCACAGTCATTCTGACTAGCAGTAAATGGTAATACTTCATCCCCTAATTGTGATGTAGTAATCTCGCAATCAATCATAGTTTTATCTACGTTTGACCAACGAGGGTTTGATAAAGATGTAAGTATTGCTTGCATATTATTTAGGAGATACGAAGCCACAAAGAAGCCTTTGTTGCATCAGAAGATGCCGCAAACTCTCCCATTAGTCTCCATGTACCAGAAGGTGAAGTTGTAGATGCACCATCTACAGCAGTGTTGTAGTTATATGAGTTAACTGAAATCACAGAGCCATAAACTAACGATGATCCAGCAACAGTACTACCAGCCGCAAGAGATGATGCACTGCTATTTCTAACAAGGAAAGCATACGTTCCTACAGCACCCAAAGAAGCTCCAGCAGTCGCATTCAGAACTTGTGTAGTTGTGATTGTTGTAACTGTGTTTGCATTAGCCGCATCTTTAATGCCACTCACAGCAATGTTTGATGGAGATGTAGCCCAAGCACCAGCAGTTGATTGTGTTGAATAAATGTAGCCAACAACTCTGAAAGCAACATTTGTTCGAGCAGTAGTTGAGTAGATAACAGTACCACTATCAGCACCACCAACACCACCTTCAGCAGTCGTACTAATCAACAGACCTTCATCAAGTGTTCCATAAGCTGTATCGTTCACCACTGCCAACTCAACAGTTCCAGCGTTATCTATCGCAATAACAGCCAGTTTAGACTCAACAGCACTTGTTGTTCCTAAAGTAGAACCACTTGAAACAGTAACGCTAATTGAAGATGGAACTGACCTTGTAAGAACAGCGCCAGATGATGCTGTAGAAGACCTAAACTCTAATGTGCAAGGAGCAAGACTAATCGTAAGAGCATTAGATCCAACAGTTGCAGTAACAGTTTGGAATGTCTTAGCGGGAATATATGAAGAGCCTTCAAATAAATATGACCAACTAGCCGCTGTTGTTCCACTTGTTAAAACACAAGTAAAGATAACAGTTGCTTGAGGAGGAATATCAATAATGGCATTAGCACCACTAGACTGAACAGAAACTACACCAGTAGATCTATTGGTAATAGAGTAACCAAGACCAAGCACTAAAGTGCTAGTTACAGGCAAAACAACAGTTTGTGTTGTTGATCCAGTAAAGTACTGTTGGTAAGTGCTTGAAACAGTTAATGTTGTTGTTCCAGCAGCGGTTGCTGTTGTTGTGTATCCCAACTTAATGTTATCAATAACTGGTCGTTGAGCATTAGTAATCGTTGTCACACCAGACAAAGTAGTAGCACCAGACAAAGTGGTAGTACTAGATGCAGACAAAGTGGTGAAAGCCGCTGTAGAAGGAGTGGTTGCACCAATCGTTGTATTGTTGATTGTTGCATCAGTAATCGCACCTGCTGAAGCATCAAGTTTAGTTGAGATAGCAGTAGAGATATTGACAAACTCTGTGTTGATCTCAGTACCCTTGACAATCTTTAACGGATCACCAGTAGGAAGTGAGTCTTTAGTAGCAAAATTAGTACTTTGTGTGTAGTTAGACAATTTATTCTCCTTGTTTTAGATATGCAACTAGCATTTCTAAGTCTTGCAATGATGCTGCGCCTTTTATACGATTTGCTTTCCAAGAAATTACTTGTATATTGTCAATCGTATAGCCTTTAGATGAATCTATCCTATCAATACTTGGACTACTATCACGGAATCCAGCTTCATTAAACTCAAGAATAGTACCAAAAATAGGGCAACGACCATCACTTGGATAAATTGCCTTAAGATCAGAAACCGTTATATTATGCTCTCTACCTTTATTTTTAGCTCTTTGTTTTGAGGCATTTATAAGCATTTGCAAGCGATATTCAAAATCCTTACGTCTGCCTTTTTGGTATTCTCGTGAATACTCGGTAAAGTGATCTTTATTTGCGTCACGCCTTTGAGCTTGATACTTAACATCGCAAGTTCTACACTTGTATTGCAATTTATCTTTGGCTTTATTGTTTACAGAAAAATCTGACAACAATTTATCTTCTTTGCAATGACTGCAAACTTTTGTAGTGGAAACCAATCTAAGCGCACTCATGACATTTTCCCGTCTTTAGATTGGATTTCAATTCGCTGTATAGACAAAGGCGAACCATTGATATTTGCTTCGTATCCAGTTTGGACAATCTTACCGCCACCACTTGCTGAAATACTTAATGTTTGCAAAGCAACACCACTTGAATACTGTGCAACATTGTATTCAGCAATGCCATATTCATAAACACCTTGAGCGGGAATAAGAGCATTGGCAGATAAATAGTTAGTGCTGAAATCAAAGCCCCATTTCATTGTGAGGTACTGATTACTGCCACCAATAACAACTACTTTGAGTCGCTTCAATAATGAAGTAACATTTGCATTTCCAAGGTCTGCATGATTGGTGTAATACTGCATCCTGTAAGCAGTATTGTGGTCTTGATAAGTGCTGTACTTACCAACATAACCATTCTTTCCAATCAACAAATCACCATTTCTGCGTGATAACAATGCTGTTGGCTCAATAGAATCCCAACTTGTGACACGAAATGAGCCGTCTTGCAACTGGACTCGTGTATCAAAGCAGTAAACCTCTTTAACAGTAGGCAATGTCAATAAGTAGAAAGCCTCTTTTTCAGAGTAAACAGTCTTAATATTGGCTAGTGTTTCACTACCAACAATTGACATAAAGTCACTACGAATGTTCTTAGACAAATCACCCAATGGAGCAGACTTCTCAATAATCGTTCTGGCAAATGATCTAACACCAGAGTTTGATAAGAACAAAACATCCTTACCAGTACTTTGGATAGAGTCTCTAGCAATACATCCAATACCGCCTACAGTGTCATTTAAAGACATCGTTGAAGGAGTAGTAGCGTTGGCATACACCAGAATCTGACGCTTACCAAAGATAATCAAGAAACCATTGTGAGCAGCCAAACCTGTGATTTCATCAGCACCATTAGGCCATACACGGTCAATGTTCAATGATCCCGCTGTTCCAGTACTCCAAATATGACCAGCTAATAGGTCAGAGAAGTAAACAGTCACGTTATCTGTTGTTGTATCAGCAACCCATAAGCGACCAAATGCAGAGATAGCAATGTTTGCAGAAGGAACAGTCCCTACATAACCACTTTTTTCGCTAACTCTACGATATGTTGTTGTGCTTACAGCAGGGTCAAACACCAATGGATCATGACCTATTTGGAAGAAATAAGTGATGCCATTCAAAGAGGCACATGACCAATTACTCGCAGTAATGGTAGGAGCAGAGCCTCCCCCCCCATAGGTCAATTCAACAACAGCATTTGAGCCATCTAACTTGAATAACTTGTTATTACCCGCAAACAGAACTGTAAGAGTTCCATCAGCCTGAACTAACTCATGGATAACGCCAACATTATTAGCACCAAGGTTTCCAGAAGAAGAGTTAACTCTTGCCCAACCTTTACGAGAGCCAATACGACCATATTGGTCAATGACGCAGTTTGTTGCAACCAAAGCAAATCCAGCAGCCAAGTCTAATGGCGAATCTTGCGTATTCAGGCCAAAGAAGCCTGGTGCTGAGATACTGACTGTTTGGAGTTGTTGGCTCATATTGCTACAAACTCTTGGTTTTCAGGATAACGTGTGCTTTCCAAAGCAATGTAATCAGAAAGCATCGAACGATACAGTTGATATGCTTCAGATGAATTCAATCCACCATCTTCACCACGCTCAACCAAAGCTCTGGCATAAGCGTTCTGGACAACCAAAGTATCAGGAACTAATACCAATGTATTGTCAGAAGATAGAGTTGCTTGTGGAACAGTTAAAGCAAATGGAATGTTGTATACGCCATCAGGACGAGCATACAGAACGACTTTAGTGTCTCCATTGCCATCTACACCATCAAAAGCATAGTATTCAGGGATGCCACTAATCGCAGGGACTAAGTTCTGAAAGCGATTCATCTGCACAAAACTGATGTTCTGCAAACCAACATTTGCTGTGGTGTTCAAAGCATCCATAACTTGGAACTTCTGACCAGCACCTGTCATCGAATAGATGTAAGTACCCGCAGTAGTAGTGATAGTGACTGTTTGACCAAGAACATTCCAACCATAAGAATCTTCGATCTGACGCTTTGCATCATTGACAAACTTGCCAATCAAAGTGGAATATGCTGTTTCTGTTACGGTTGAAACTTGAGTTTCACGCAAGCGTATCAATACATCATTGACTAGTTGTAAGTAGGTCATGTTCTTGATGCTCCTTCAACCTCAAAGGTCGCTAAAAAGCTGAAAGTACTCCCAGCCTCTGTTGTTATCTGAATCTTATCGCCTTCTTCTAGAACGATATAAGCATTGCCATCAAATTGAAGATACTGTTTCGCAGTAAAGCTATATTCAGTAAGAATATCGTAAGAATTACCAGCGCTTAGATCATTCCAAACTACTGTAATATGCTTTGTAGATCCACCAGTATTGTGGATATACATGACAGTAAATTTAGCGTAATAGCCTGTTGGTACTGTATAAACAGTAGTCAATGTTGCCGCAGTAGGCTCGACTCCAACAGATATTGGTCTCACTTCTTATTCCTCTTAGAAATCGCTTTAGCCTTTGCTTTAGCGTCTTCCTTGGACGATGCACCCCAAGCTCTAAGAGAAAGTAAAAGTCGGGTAGGCTTTCCATCTTTCATCTCAGCGCCAGGCATATTGCCCATTCGTGCTAAAAAACTAGATCTACGACCTGAATTACCCGTTTTTAAAGGCTTTTTAAGGTTTAGTCCTTCAGTCCTTTTGTAGAACTCACGGCCTTCCTCATTTAATCCGCCTTTTGGATTCTGGTATTTTTTTAAGACCATAATGATCTTTCCTTGAAGTGTACACCAGCTTGAAGTGGAAGTGCAATAGCTAAATCAAAATCTAAGCCATTTCTTAATCTTTGCATTAAGGTTTCTGGTTTCATATTAACCATTTTTGCAATCTCTGTTGTTGAGCGCAATTTGCCTTGATACATACGTTTTCCACGATCTGGATCAATTCTTGTATGTTCAGATGGATCGCCATATACTTTAGTTGCTTTCCAGATTCTTTGGTAGTCAATTCCTGTTTTTCTGGCAATTTCAGCTAATGTAAGATTTTCGCCTTCAAACAAGTATCGTTTACTATTTCTACGATTGTTAGATTGCTCAATGCTAGTAGACCATTTCACATTTTCTGGTGAATAGCCTTTATCAACATCAATCCTATCAAGACTGTACTCTTTTGAAGGTCTTAATCCAACATCTTTGATAAATTGATAGAAACCATTATCACCATGCCATGATGGATGTACATCAATGCCGCGACCACCATAATTTTTGTAGTCAGGGCTTATTTTTGAATAGCATCTGTAAAAAAGATGTTTCCATGTGCCATGAGACAGAATCAACTGATCTACAGTTGACTTATCTAATGCTTCTGAAATAGTCATTTCTTTTTAGCAGTCTTAGCCGCTTGTTTAAATGCCGCCTCAGTAGGAGCGCCTTTAGAGCCAACTTTACGCATCTTTTCCTTAGAACCAGCCTTAATGCGTTCTTGTTTAGCATGAATATTTGCGTAAAGACCTTGTTTCATTTCTTCACCTTTTTTGCTTGACTCAAAGCAATCGCAATCGCTTGTTTTGGCTTTTTAACAACAGGACCGCCCTTGCCAGAATGAAGAGTTCCTGATTTATACTCACGCATGACTTTGCTGATCTTGGCCTCTGCTTTGGTCTTTTTCATTTGCCACGACCTGCTTTTTTCATCATGTTAGTGGCAGTACGGCTACCACGAGTAGGCAATGCCTTGGGCTTACCAACAGCAACCATAATGGTCACAGGCATGCTTTTAGCCTTCTTAGGCATCTTAGAGCTAGTCATTTTTGTGGATTTGCCGTACATGATGATTCCTTATCGAATTACTTTGGTTGCTATAAATGAAATGATGCCACCAACAACGGAGGCAATCGCCATTCCAACAAACATACCGCCCTTAGACTTATTAGCCATCTCAAGCAGTTGTTTAATATCTTCTCGCATGGCATGAACTTCTGTTTGAAGCGCCTGAACTTGGGCTTCTAGTTTGCCAAACTCTCGTGGGTCAATCTCAGACATTTGCTACTTTCTTGGGTCTGCCAGCCTTCTTTTGAGGCTGAGGTTGAGACAAGATCAAAGGCTTTTCATAAGTTTCTACTTGCTCTTCATCGACACGGACATAACCTGCATGACCCTTCATGCTATCAATGTCATGTTGATGAACAAAAGTTACTGTTTGACCGCTTGCTAAACAACGAAATGTAGCCATAAAAACTCCATTAAAAAGGGGGTTATTAGCCCCCCTTTTGTTAGACCATGCGAACTACCACAATTTTCATTGTCGTAGAAGCTAAATCTGCTGTTGATCCAGACTCATTCTGAATGCGGAACTTGACTGTGTTTGCGGCAGAAACATAACCTGTTACTGTCAAACCAACCAAATCCACACCCAAAGATGCGCCAATGACCATATCACCAAGTGCAACACCTGGTACTGTGATGTCATCTGTCTCGCCAGCGCCATCAACCAATGAGCCTGCGTTCATGGTGCAAGTTACTGCCCATGTGTCGCTAAAAAGGCCACGAAATTGGTCATTGCCACGGCGTGATACTACTGCTGATGCGGTTGCCATAATAAATTCCTCCTAGATTAAGAAAAAATCCCCCCACCGATTAAGGCGAGGGGAAAGGCAACATTAGGCTGGAACTGCCAAAGCAAATGCACCAGAAGCGTTAGCAGCAGAGCTAGTAGCGCTTGTACGCAAAGCCTTAACACCATACAAAGTGTCAGCAGTGAACAATGTACCGAGGTACTCTTGTTTGTACTGAGTCTGTGAACGGATACCCAACTGCTCAACCAACACCATAGAGTCTTTATGACCCATCAGGCAGATACGGTCAGTACCAGAAGAACCAGCACCTGTATCAGCGTTAGAAGAGGCAAAGACAGCCATACCGTAGAGTTGACCGATTTCACCATTGCGGATCGCATCACCGTTGCCGATGAATGCTTGCTCAGTGTAACGAGCCAGACCCATCAAAGTGTTGCGGCTTGATGGAGGAATCAGGAAGAAACGACCGTCCATAGGAATGTCGTTGTCGTCCAAACGCTGAATGGTGCGGCGAATAGCGGCATCAGTCAAAGCGGCGGCGTTAGAGGTAGAGCTGTTATAAGCAGTAGTACCGTCAGAACCGATGTAAGCCTTTGTGCTAGAAGCAGAAGTAGCGTAGTCATCAGTACCAATGGTAGCGCCGTTAAAAGCACGACCCAATTGAACCAAGTCAGTATCGATGCGTTTAGCCAAAGCATAACCAGCGTCTTCTGTGTAGAAAGAACGCAGTGATGTCAAGGCTTGAACTTCGACGATGTCTTCGATCAAACGTGAGTACTCATAGTGCTTGTTAATCAACACTTGAATGTTGGTGTCGCTCTCTGCGATCAGAGTAACGGCATCAGTAGCGGCTTTGGCAGAAGCATTGCCACGAGCTGGGCTAGGGATGTTAACGGTGTCACCCTTTTTGCCTTTGAAAGACATCTTCTTGACCAAATTGGCCAAAACGAGGTTCTTTTTATAGGCGGCAACAATTTCATCACTCCAGATTTCTGGAATAAAGTTAGCTGCGGAAGTAGTGGTTACACTGTTTGTTGGGGAAAATGCGGTATTAGCCATGATTTAAAACTCCAAAGTTAAATTATCGAACACGACCTTCACTATACGCTTGCATGATTTCATCACTTAATGCGTCATATCTAGCGGGGTCTGTCATCTTGAGACGAATAAGGTCAGTCCGTCTGTAGACTCGTTTAGAACTCTCACCTGAACCACCTACATCAACTTGTGCGGCTTTCATGCTTTTTGTCCGTTGGGCATTACCTGCTTGCTCAGACTCTTTAGCCTTAATACCACGAAGTTGTTTGAAAGTAGACAACAATTCATTAGCCGAATCATAGTCAAAATCACCATCAGCCTTAGCGTAAAGACCCAAACGCACAGGTGAAGATTTCACCCAGTTTTGGAACTCAGAATCGTTGACTACTTGGGAGTAATCAGGGTGATCCTGCGCCAGCTTCTGCTGAATTTGCATCCGTTTGAACTCTTGACCAGCTTGTCTGGCGGCGAGAACATCTGGATGTCTATCAATCGTTGCTTGAACTGCCTTTTGAGGATTCTCAAAAAAGTCAACTTCAGGCTCTTCCTCTTTTACATGTTGTTGTTTAGAACTAAGGTTCTGCTTTAGCAACTCGTCAGCTAATTTACGGACTTCACCGACCTCTTGTGCCTGTTTACCAATGAGCTTTTCAGCCTCTTGGTGCATCCGTACTACCTCTTCTAGACTTTTTGTCCTGTATTTCTCAGGAAGTTCAGATTTAGTTTCTTCTATTTCAAGTTCGCCTAGCGGCTCAGATTCATTGTCAATCAACATATTTATGTTCCTGCCAAAATGGTTGTAGGATAATCAACTCGGCTTATCGCTTATGAGTTGGCTTTGCGCTCCGCTTTCAACTTATCGGTGTGTCTAGCCCCAAACTTTGCATAAGCTGTTGGGAAATGACCAGACCAACCTTCTAAATTGAAGCTAGGTGCGCTTATGACACGGTGAGCAAGCCCACCACATCCACACTGCACTTCAGTGATCTCATAACTCACTAAAGCCTCAGTGCGCTGCCCGCAATTGCAAGCAAATTCATACATTCTTCTCATTCAAATCCTCGTATGCTCGTTCGCTAACCCCTTTCAGGGTTTTTAGCCAAGTCAGGATAGAAATCTCGCCTTTGCGAAATTGTAAACTTTTTTCATCAGCAATGGTAGACACATTATTCATTGCATCTAACATTACATCAACATCTTCCATAAGATCAATCCATCCTTGTTGTGAAAACAAGTCAAATCGAGCTTCATAGTATTTTTGTAAACTTGGATCAAGAGACATGAGAGTTCTCCAAATACTGTTGCAGTCGAATCAATGTTTCCATATTATCTTTAATCAATCCTAAGGCTCTATTGCAATTGCCACAAAGTAACCCGCGAACCAAACCAGTTGTATGGTCATGATCTACATTTAACTTTTTACTTAATTCATTTTGATGAATATTACAACCAGCACAACAAAATTGTTGATTTTCTAGCATTTTTTCATAATCATCATTTGTCATTCCATAATTTAGTAAAAGCTTTCGATTTCTAAGTTTTATTTTTGTTTCAGGCTTGTTTCTATATTTTTCTCTTGCAAGTTTACAAGAAGGATGATTTTTCGTTCTTTCTTTGCAAGCTTCTTTATTATTTTCATAATACGTTTTAGCTTGTTTTTGCCGCTTTTGTTTTTGTATTTCTTCAGGGGTCATGCTTCTTCTGCAACCTTATCTAAAGATTGCTTCAACATTGAAAAGAAAGCATCCCTTCCTACCTGAAGTTGGTCAACATTGAACCTGGCAGAAGCCAATTTACGGTCTAAATCTGCCACATGATTGACGAGAGCCTGTTGCTCTTGTGTCATGTCTTCGTACTTGTACTCAATACCGTCAATAGTCACAGGGGTCTTTTTTTCGTTTCCCATGATTTTCTCCTAATGTGCCATCAAGATCGAGTGATGGCTTCTCGTTTAACTTATGCCGACCAAGGAGTCCCTTGAGCAACTACTGGGTTTTTCAGCAACTCAATCTGAGCAGCCAAAGAAGCCTCTGTAGCTTCCTTATCGATACTTTCCCATACCCAACCAAGTACTTCAGCTTCTGTGAGACTGTCGTAAGGGATTGTAGGCGTGCCTTCAGCCCATGATACTGTAGCGTAAGCAGAGGCAGAGTATTCTCCATCTACTGCTGTGCAATTCCAATGCGCTGTTGTTACGAAGCCGTTAGAGACTTCACGATCAAGGGTGGAGATTTTCCAAGTTGTTGTAGCCATGATGTTTTCCTTTAAAGATTAGATGCCAGCGTCTGCTAGGCGTTTACGGAGAGATTGGATTTCCTTGACCAACATTGGGACAAGTTTGGAGTAGTCAACAGCCATCATTTCTTCTGTGTTTTCAGGTTGATGTACTGCTTCAGGAGCAACAGTTGCCAACTCTTGAGCAACAAAACCATAGCGCTGATGTGAGCCGTCTGCTTTCCAATCAAACTTACGCACTTGCAAAGAATCAATCAGACTGGATGCAGAGTCAGCGTTAGTAATGTTTTCTTTTAGACGTTGGTCTGAAGAAGTGTTGTAGGCAGTTGCAGTATTGGTTGTTGAAATGCTACCAACTACTGAACCTTTACGAACCATTGAAACCATGGCTGAAGTAAAGTTATCAGTTCTTAAATCTGAAAATGCTACAGGAATTGATGTTGCCGCACTATTTGATTCAATTGTTAATCTTCCGCTTCCTGCTCCAGCACCTGCAGTTGTAGTACCCACCAGCAAGTTACCACTTGAGTCTATACGGGCACGCTCTGTATAAGTCTCAGAACCTGCTACTCCTGTATGCGTGTAAAAGGCTTGACCACCACCACTCAATGGCAAGTTTGCAAAACCACCACCACCAGATGTAAGAGTAGATTGAATTCCGTTTCCAAACAAAGAAGCATCCGCTGTTGGCGCAGTTGTGAAACCAACTAACAGTTTTCCAGCCGATGTCAAAGTCATTGCTTGGGTAAAGGTAATGTTAGACCCTGCTGAAGCAGAACCTGCGTAATACCAAACATGTGCTCCAGCATAGGGCTGATATAAAGTAGAACCACCAGTTCCAAATGCTTTAAAGTTTGTGCCGTTGTAGTAAGCGTTTTGAAAAACGCCATTTTTGCTATATCCAAATTGATTGGCTGCTGCGCTACCCACTTCATAAGCACTACCTGCAGCCCAAGCACTAGGAGTAACTCCTAATCCTAGGTTGCCAGAGGAGTCGAGGGTGGCTCTGAGCAATCCTGAAGTTTGGAAGTTAAGCGCTCCAGCTTCTTCATTTGAAATAGTTGCGTTTGCACCATTCAAATAAATTAACAAGCCATCAGTAGATGTTGAGCCTGATGTTGAGTTTGCGAGTTGAAGAACAGGCAATGTTGCTTTGTATAAGGTTGCCAAATAGTTAGGTGAACTTGTACCAATACCTAGATTGCCAGAGGAGTCGAGGCGCATCTTTTCAGAATTAGATCCATCAATGTGCCAAGTAATAACTGAACTTGCAACAGCATTTTCAATGTCAGAAATAAATCTTAGATTATTTGCATCATGCCGAATTTGGCTAACGGCATAAGGCAGAGTGAAATCATAAAAAGTTATTTTTGGAGTTGAAGATGAAATAAGAATTCCACCAGTATCTGCACTCTGACCAATACTATCACTAACTTGGAATGTTGAGTCATAAGTTGAAACAGAGGAGGTTGAACCAATTCTTAGCTTTGATCTAACATACCCAATGCCATCCTTATCTATGCTAAATCTAATTGCAGGAGAAGCAACATTTCCAGAAGCTCCTGCTGTTGATGTGGAGTAAAAAGTTAATCCACCATCATATTGAGTTAAAGATGAGCCATTTTGGTCATCATTATTATTTTGGTATGTCCAGTCCGTACCGTCATAAGTCATGTTTAATGAATTATGTGAAGTATCATTACTGGAAGCAATACTAGCAGCACCAATTGCGGCATACTCAAAAATTGAGTCATCCCACATGATTGTTCCCATTTGACCAACGCCTAATGGACCATCAATTTGTGCGCTTTCACTTACATATAACTCAACAAAATTACCGTTAGCACCGCCCTCTACTCGTTGCCAAACAGTACCGTTAAAGGTCGCCCAATCACCAACAGCCCAATTGCTTATTCCATCAAGAGTTGTAGTTCCAGCATTAGAAACAATATAAAAGCTGTTAGCAGTACCAACACCAGTAGCCAAAGTAGGTGTATTTGTACTTGCATTCCAAGTTCCTTTGTAAACCAAAGCAGATGAAATCAAATCAATTTGACTTTGCAAACCAGTAAGCGTATCAAGTACGACTTGGCTAGTACCGCCACCATTGGTAATAACTTTAATCTTCTCTGCCAGATCAGGAGCAACAACTTCTCCAACATTGATAGATCGACCAGAAGACAGGCTAATAATCAAACTACCATCAAAGTCAATGTGTGCATCAGTAACAGATACACCATCTTCTCCGTCATGACCATCCATGCCTCTAGCGCCATCCATGCCTCGTGGACCAGGAGCACCATCACGACCATTTCGACCATCTTTACCATCACGACCGTCTTTACCATCAATGCCATTACGACCATCTTTGATAGTAGATACTCGTTTTTCAATGACAGTAGTTACACCATCATACTTTTCACGAATATCAGCATCAATCTTCTTGAGTGCTTGGATAACCATCTGAACATTATTTGCAACTTTACGCTTTTGCAAATTTTGAACAGTCATTGCAAAGTCATCAACTTCATTAAAAATGTTGTCAGCAATACTATCAATGTTTGATTCGTTAAAAAACTTATTTATAGACATTAGTAATCTCCTTATTTAAAGTATCAAGAAAATCGTTTTCAGAATTCATTACACTATTTCTAGCATTATTCATCTGCAATTCAACGATTTTGGATTTGTTCTTGATGTCTGCTTCCTTGAGCATTAACTCAGCAATCTTTACTCGCTTGTCAAACTCATTTGACTCATTGCCTTGAGGAAGATTCTTTGTAGTAGAAGCAATTACTTTTGCCTGTACTTCTTGTGGCATCAATTGAGCCTCTGTCATCAGCTTGGTAGCCTCTGCACGATTCTGCTCTGCTTGTGTTGTTTGAACAGCAATCTGAGCCTGTGCCGCTTGCAATGCCAACTGTTGCTGAACTTGTTGCATCTCTTGAGCTTGTGGATCAGGTTGACTCATCTTGTCCAAAGCACCAATCAACTCATAACGGTTACTCAGGCTTGAATTGCCCAAGATACCTTTAAGAATCAACGGTAGAACTGGCGTATTAGGACCAAGAGTCTGCAACAAACCAATAAACTGCTGTTGTTCGTACTCACGAGCAATAATGCCCAAAGTAGCAGTAGGAATGAACTTCATATCCACAGAAGGATACCGCTCTGGGTCAAACTGCATATAGCGGAATGCCGCCTTCTGGATGAACGGAATCAAGAAATCTTCTTGGAAGTTAACCAAAGTACGCTTGTACTTCTTAATAATCGTAGCAACTGCCATGCTCATGCCAGCGCCATCACGACTACCTTGACTTACCATGCCTTGGCTGTCCAAAGTGCCAGTAGCCTGAAGGAGCATACGCTCAAACTCTTTAGCAGTATTCAGGTTATTCAGGCTAGTCTCACCGAACTTAAACGGATACAGAATCTCTGCGGGGTTTCCGTTGGTCATGAAGGCTTTGCCTGGCTTAACCTCAAACTTAGCACCACGAGGCAGACGAGTAGCATCCATACCCATCATAGGGCTAGTAGTGAGCGCCAAAGAGTCCAAATGTGAACGTACTTGAGCGTCAATAGCCTTTTGCATATTGTAAGACTTCTCTACCGTACCACGACCCAATAGGCGGTTAGGGACAGTATCGTCTTGGTATGAAATGACTGGTCGGTCTTTCATCATGTAAGGATTTTCTTCTGCTTTGAGAAGCAATCCATCATTGGCAATCACAACAATGGCCTCAACCATGTCGGAATAGTCTTCTGCTGCTGAGTCATCAGGAAACAACTCTTCGACTTCTACATCTTTTTCTGTCAGATATTCACGAGGAACTAAGCCGTAGTAGGTTAACAAACGGACTTTTTCATCACGATATTGGCTCAACTCTTGTGTTGGCTCTAAATCTGTGTCTTCGTAGGTAGGAGTGATGTCTACTTTACGGTAGATACCCTTCTCAATGCCTTCTACAATCTTATGGATGCCGACATACTTCTCAATAGCCACACCCATACAGTCATCTACGCTCGTACCATTAGGGTCGAACAAGAAGTTCTTAGGGTTGACAGGCATGATCTTGACAGCCATGCGGGTTTTCTCAACAACACCGATAGCCGCTTGACCAGTTTGACCAGGAATAGCTTGTGTGGCAGGTTCAAAGATTTTTTCTGTCTTGACAACAATCTCACCGATGCCAGTACCGTAGATTTCTGCCATCAACTCAATCTGGTCAATAGATTTACGGATTTTGTCTTGCTTGAAATCCTCCATGAGTTGGGCTTTTAGTACCTCAACATCCAAAGGATTGCCGTTAATGTCTCTTAGGTCGTCTTCAATGTCAAAGAACTCACCTTGACCAAAGATAGCTTCCATGATCTCGGCATGGCGAGTCTCTACGGCTTGCTGTGTAGCGGGAGTAACGATTCTAGAGCGCTCGGAATCACGAGTTTTATCCTCTGCCGCCCATTCACCACGGAAAATACGCTCGTATTCTAGGTAGTCATCCAAGAAGTTAACATTGCGATAGTCTCTCCAACGGTCACAATGGTCAACGACAAAAGCCGTTAGTTCCTTGTCATTCTCTGTCGGCTCATAAAACTCGTTTTGATCCATTTTCACACTCCTGCAATTACGTCCATTGGCTGCCAGTCATCAGTATCAGAGTCATCAAAATAGGTTGTGACTGCTAACTGGTCAATGTAAGACAGAGCGTCTGGTAAGTCATCATGAACGCCCTGCGATGGAAACATAAGTAGTTGGTCAACAAAAGTATCCCAATCTTCCTCGCTGTTTAGTACGATTCTCCCATGTTCAAACCGACCTTGCAACGACCAAATGATTCTATCTGTTTTTTTCCTATTCCCATGCGTTAAATCAACGATGTGGCTGTATACATTGTTTTTCCGCATCAAATCACTCAAATAGGGCAAAACAGCGTTCTTGAGCGCCCCCTTCTCAATCCCAATGCTAAGTGGTCTGTAATCCCTCATCTTCATCAGAATCTTAGCCGCAGTCTCCCGAATATCCCATCTACCATGCTCAATCTCTTTAACAAACCACTTACCGTCATCAGTCACCTTCACAACAGCAATAGCAGACTCATCCAACCTTTTCTTAGAATTAGCCGCCTGTTTAGCAACTTCCTCAAATCCCGCTAAGTCAACAGCAATGTAATAACTGCCGTAATCAGGCTCAACCCCATACTTGATCCAATCTTCCTTAAAAACATCAGCACCCGCATTAGAGAAACTAGCCAGATACTCTTGTTTAAAAGCAAAGCTACTCAAGGTTTTCTTGGCACTCTCTATCTCTGTAGGGTCGATCAAAGGGTTATCTTGGGTCGTAAAGTGCCAACTCTTCCAATCAGAGTCCTCTCCACCCTCTCCGAGCTTAAAAGTGTCATAGAACCAGTTTCTGCCCTTTGGAGTACCAATAAACAAAGCTCTACCCTTTCTGTCACTCAAAGAAGCCCTGATAACCTGTTCCCAAGCCTCTGGCTTAATATCCGCAACCTCATCCAACACAGCATAGGTCAAAGACACACCACGAAGGGTATCAGGTCTATCAGCACCACGAACATAAATCCTTGCTCCGTTTATCAAGGTAATATCTAGATTGTTCACATGGGAGTTCTGGATTACTTCTCTTCCAAGGTCTAACAGCAAGTCCCAGATAATCTGCCTTGATTGACCCATAGTAGGGCTTACATAAAGCACAGCAGAGCCTTGTGGACACTTTAAACCCTCTATAAGAAGCGTTACAGCGGCCATCCTACTCTTACCACAGCGGCGACCAGCAGCCACCACCTTGAACCGAGTCTGGTCTTTAAATACCTCTTGTTGCCAAGGAAGCAAGCTAAAATTAAGGTCTGCCATACTTGTCCTCAACATCTGTTGGTTCTTCAGGATTGGTATCTATTACCGTAGGATTTATATCTCCTAAACCACTAATTGTGATACTTACAGCACTCCTCTGACTCTTATCCTTCTCAAACATGCTAACAGGCAAAGTCCTGTCTAAACACATCTTCAAAGCCACCAATTGATGCGGATGCTCATCATTCAAAGCAATCTCAATAACCTTCTGAGCAACATCCTTACCTCCAGACCTAATCATCAACTCCTTCAACTCCTTCAACCTCTGATGGTCAGTCTTAGGCAATACAGACGGAGGGTTATCAGCAAACCTCTGTATCGTCATCTTTACAGACCCCTTAGGTCTTCCTCGTCCTCTTTTTAATTGTTCCACTTTGTCCTTTCTTGGAGTGTTTCCATTTTGGCTTTTTTTGAGGGAGGGGGGCTACATCAATCTTTCACAACCCTCACCTACCCCTCCCCCCCATCATCTCACCATCACCTCACACACAACATAGGGTTTTCCCCTAGGCCAACATCGTTATGAGTCATAACCATATTATGTTAAGTTGTTATGTTAAGTAGGAGAGTTATCGATGCACCTTTTCTGTAGTACTTGTTTTACTGTTGTTCAGTGTTCTGTCCTATCCGTTCCCTTATACGTTCCTTATATCAACCCTTAGTAGATCCTCTTCATTGGGGTTGTTAGTTGTTGCGAGACCTATATTTAAAATACTCAATGGCATGTCAGGCCGAAACCCTTTATTGTGAGCTTCACTGTATAGGTCTAATACATTCTCAAAGCCTCTGCACAAATTACCCTTTCCAGCCGCTAATAAGACCATTCTCTGAGGGTCTGACAATGTTCTCTGAAAGTATCGGGTTTGAGGGTTTGAGGGTCTGCCCATGATGTCCCCATAAATTAATTTAAATAAATTGTACTTTATTAGGGTTTGTCCTAATAGTTTTTTGTTTTTTTGGTGTTATTCTTACCCTACTTTCAATCGGAAAGTGCGATAAATAGGCGTAAATGATGAACCAATATTCCACAATCTACGATAAGCTCCAAGATCAAGCCATTCAAATGGCAGCAAATGCCAAGAATGGGACTTATAAGGGCTATACCCTAACCTTCGACCGAGCTGAATGGGTTTATGTTGTGACCGATAGCATGGGCGAAACTCTTACCCGCTTTAATACAAAAAAGCTCACTACAGCTCGCCAATGGCTTAAAGAATACTTGGAGAATTGATCCATGAAATCAATCATCCTCGAAACTATCGGCGGCATTGTGCTTTTTTGCGCAGCCTTGTCTCTCATGTTGGCTTATTTTGACGTCCTGGTCAAATAATCTCTTTTTTCTTTTTAATAGGTGTACAAAATGTTAACTCTGCATACTTCAAGCAATTACGCTGCATATCTGGCCAACAGCGCTGGAATCATTGTCGAATCAACTCGCAAATCTGGCGGCGTCAACATGAGGCCAGATCATCCACAATTTGCGGAATACTTGGATGCTTTTCGGTCAGCCATTGATCTACATGAGGCTGATCTACTCTGTAAAGCTCTCTTGTCCTGATTTCAGACTGTAAAGCCTTATTTTTAGGGCTTTATGGCCTGCAATTCGCAGGTTTTCAACTTAATAGGCGTGAATATGGCAATGACAAAACGTGAAAAGCAGCGCATTACAGCGCAAGAAAATACACTCATGAGCTTAGGTTTTACAGCTTTTGAGGCTGAGAAACTTCGCAAAATCAGCATGACCTTGCAAAGATGGCATGAGCTTGAATGCGGTATTGACGGCGGCTGTATTGAACGGGATGAAGAAACCGATAAACCATTCTGGCGCAGTGAATACTCTGGAAAACTTTCACCCGTTGCCGATAGAGAAAAAGGGGCAAAAAAGCGCCTCGGTCATATTATCGGCATGAGAAACACCCGCGAATGGGCTTTTCAAGGTTGCCATATGTCTCAAGTTGAAATTAAACACTATATACAAGGTGACCCAAGGGGCGCGGCGCTTTATTTAATCCGCCCTGATGATGTTCCAGAGGGCAAAGATGTCAACTCCTACTATTCACGCGGAATTTGTGTTTATTAAAATGATCTATGCAACTCTAGCCCTAATTTTGCGAATACTTACAAAACGCTAACCCGCCAACCCTCTACGGAGGGTTTTTTATTGTCTAAAATTTAAGCCTTCACGGGCTTTTTTGCTTTGAGGGCTACCGAATGTATGCTCTAACGCTAAAAATTGCTTAAAACGGGCTTAAATCGGCTTTAGAGGGCATATTCTGGGTCAGTCTTTCAATGGTTTTATTCAATGCTGACAATTCGTCCATCTTGTAGACATTCCACAATCTGCGCTGCCCATGTATTCCATTTAATGATCCACGATGACAATCAGCGCATAAAGGCATTGACGTAAACCATTGTCCCTGGTTTATCTCATGGCATTCGCTAGGGGCTGGGTTATCGCAAATAATGCAATTCATGGCCTTGATTCTGGCAATGTGCAACCTTTCGCTTGCGTTTGGCTTAAGTTTATTTTTGCTAAACATTATTGAGTGGCTTTTTGCTCAATGCGGGCTGAGTATTGTTCCGTCCTCCAGCACTCAATTCTGGCTTGTGCTGCGGTCATCAGCCAGCGGTACTTTTCCTCTGTTTCTACTGCTTGCCTTATGCCTTCCAAAATCTGAATGTAGTCCTGGTGAGCGTAGGCGTAGGTTTCTTGTTTTCCAAGTACCTCAGTGCCAGCTTGGGCCATGAGTTGGGCTTTTCTGCTTTTCCTGAATTCCTCCAAGTACATGCGGTCGGCTTTTGCTTTGGCATAAAGTGGCGCTGTATCAATAATATATTGAATAGCTTTAGTTGGCTCGTTCATTCTGGCTCACTTATATTTAATAATCTTTCAACTACTGGTATAAAGTTAATATTTAATGCTTTATCAATTAACCTTATTGATTCGTTAATCATTTCATCATAGGCAGAGTCAGTTTTTTGTATTGCCAATAATGTATATCTAGCATCTTCTAATGCTTCTATATCAGCGCTATTTGCTTGATATATCAATTCAATATCAGTCATTTTTATTTCTCATAATGACGATATGTAGGGGCTTGTTCATCTCTACCGCATCGCCTACCATGCTCGTTTGCTTCTTGTAAAGCTTGAAAAGCCCATTTGCAGTTAGTGCATACCCAATAAGGCGGATTGCCTGGTGCATCTTTCTTTTGTTCAATCATATTATTTCCGTTACTAAATCATTATTGGACTTAATATAGTTTTTTGTTTTCTGAATATACTTTTCAAATTCAGATCGGCTAATGCTTGATTGTTGCAAATCAGCATATTGGATTAACTCTCTAATTGCTTGGATTCCATCGCCTGATAAACCCAAACGCATAGTTGATTGATACCTGGTGGCCGCTTCATGTAGGGCTTGTTGGGCTTTCTCGCATACTGGCAACACCTCTGGACCTATTCCAGCTCTCGCCATTGTTTCGCTTAGGTTCAGTACATCAACAAGGGTTCTCCAATCGTAAATTGTGCCGTTTCCCTTGGTGATGGCTTCTAGGGCTGAGTATTCAAGCATCCTGAGCTTGTCTAGCTTGTCTCTTTGGGTGATTGATGCACCAATGATTCCATGCTGTATCGGATCAATAAGCGCCCATACCTTGCGTTTAACTTGCTTTCTCATTTTGCTTAATTTTCTTAACAATTTCATCAAGCATCTTTTTTTGCTCAAAGTATTTTTCAAGGTCTATAGTTATTTTGTCTAACCACTTTATACGCATAAACAAAATACGAACTGTGAAATAAATAACTACTATATAAGGCACTATCCATAAATAGTTGTCATAATAATAAACATCTATTTCATTCATTGATTTTTCTCTTTTAACTTTTCTTCTGCCAATGCCAACATATATATGTAATCTATTCCATCCATATATGTTGCCAAACGATATAGGCTTTCCATTTCATCTGCTGTCAATCCAACCCATTGTTTTTTATGGTAAGGCTCTTTTTTTCCTTGTGGTGTGTATTGAATTGTTTGGCTTATTAAGACCCCATCTTTGAACTGCTGCTCAATCTTTGGTGTCCATGTTGATGTGTGCATTTGCGCATACATTTCCTCTGTAAACCATCTTTGTGGTTGATATTGCGGGTTCACTGTTGGGCCTTCTGGTGTGAATATTGAACTGGCAAGACTATTAATCATTGAATCCATCATTTCAACCTCCTGGCATACCTGGTTTGCAAACTGTTGGGTTTCTTGGCATCGAATCTAAATTTGTTGATCCATCGTACTGAGTTACCCAAATCACACGTTTATTTGTCCAAATATAGGTGGCATAACAATCTGGAGAACCAAATCCACCATGAAAAGACCAACCATTCATCAATGGCTTGGCTTCATCAATCGTCATTAACTTGTTTTTTTGGTTTCTATTAATGAATTTGACGTCTTCTCCAAATCCACTCCATCCATAGTCTCCAAAAATAATGTTTTCCACAAACTCATCTTTTTCAAGAAACTTCATTAAGTCATCGTATGCGTTTAGAGTGGTCATACGTCCTCCATCTTGTAGTTCAGTTTGTGCTCCTGAAAGCGCATAGCGGCTTCCATATCTAACTCTTTGAATTGTTCGTCAGAGAATAGTCCAATGACATTGCGACCTTCGAACCAGATTTCTTTGATGTTCTCGTTATAGGTCGAATCTTCGTCTTGTTCGTATTCATAAACGACTGTGACGATCTCGCCACCTTCGCCTGTTGTTGTGTCAAATTCCCATGTATTCATCATTCACTCCTGTTTAAAAATTACACTTTACGCTTGTTTTTAGTTGGTTTCCATTAGGAAAAACCCTTAGTCTAGACATTCTTTGACACACACATCAATCCCAGATTGGGAGCTGTAAACCTTTGAAACATGGATATTCACAATTTGCGAATCATCCTTGTAAACCACTCCATTCATGGCATCTTCTACACTTTTCAGCACATTAGAGGCATCAGGCTTCTTAATTGGCTTCTCTAAGCCCTTAGAAATGGCTTCTAGGCGCTTTTTAGTCGATGACTTAGGGATTGGTGCTCTTATGTACAAATACAGCGTTACAGGGGTTTCTAGGATTTCATTGCTTCCCATTGCCTCAATAGCGGCTTCTTTGATTAAAGATTCATAGTTGCGGGTTTTGTCAGGTGTGTAAGTTTGGACAAAGTTTCCACGTTTTGCATACCTTGCTCTTTGTTTGCCAACAGGGTC